CTTGAAAGTATTCTTAAACAAGTTTCTAACAGAACTTATCAGATTAAGAATGCAGTAGAAGTAATGAAATTCCAAGCTGGTTATGGCTGATCTTGTCATTGAGAAAATCAATGAAGTATATTTGAAGGTAAAGACTGAACCCTCAATAGAATATGAGCTGAGGGATAGATTTACTTTTGAAGTCCCTAATAAAAAATTCATGCCTCAGTATAGAAGTAGATACTGGGATGGATATGTGCACCTCTTTAATATGAAGACCAAAAGGATATATGTTGGTCTCTTAGATAAGATAGTTGCATTTTGCGAGAACAATGGATATTCATATGAGTTTGAGAAAAACAAATTCTATGGTGCACCATTTGAAGTCAATGAAATGATTTCAAGAGAAGGAGTGATAGATTATGTAAAATCAATAACTAATTTTAAACCAAGAGATTATCAAATTGATGCTATACATGATGCATTAAGATATAATAGAAAACTTTTAATATCACCTACTGCATCTGGCAAATCGCTAATGATATATGCTTTAGTAAGATATTTTGTTGGAAGAAAGAAAAAAACATTACTTGTTGTTCCCACTACTTCTCTTGTAGAACAGATGTATAAGGATTTTATAGAGTATGGATGGAATGCTGAAGATCATTGTCATAAAATATATGCTGGCAAAGAAAGAACAAATGAAAATGAAGTAACAATTACTACATGGCAATCTGTATATAATTTGGACAAAAGTTTTTTTGAAGATTATGATGTCATCATAGGTGATGAAGCACATCTTTTCAAGAGCAAATCCTTAGTTAATATAATGGATAAGTTACATCATGCTAAGTATAGATTTGGGTTCACTGGTACTTTAGATGGAACACAGACCCATAAATGGGTGTTAGAGGGGTTGTTTGGTCCATCATACAAAGTTATTGAAACTAAAGAATTAATGGAGAAAGGACATTTATCTGAATTAGATATACAGTGTTTAGTTTTAAAACATACTCCTAAGAAATTTGAAACATATGAAGATGAGATTCAATATTTAATTGGAAATGAAAAGAGGAATAATTTTATATCCAAACTATCAGTAGATTTAAAAGGAAACACTTTGATACTATACAGTAGAGTAGAATCTCATGGAAGGATACTTTATGATATGATAAATAATTTTGTTACCAAGGATAGAAAAGTATTTTTTATTCATGGTGGTGTGGATGCTGAAGATAGGGAAAAGGTACGAGAAATAACTGAACAAGAAAACAATGCAATCATAGTGGCTTCATATGGAACATTCTCTACAGGCATCAATATTAGGAGGTTACACAACGTTATTTTTGCTTCTCCGTCTAAGTCTAGAGTTAGAAACCTCCAATCCATTGGAAGAGTTCTAAGAAAAGGAAAAGATAAAGTAAAAGCAAAACTTTATGACATTGCTGATGATCTTACTAGTGGAGCAAGGAAAAACTACACATTAAATCATTTCATTGAAAGAGTTAAAATTTATGCTCAAGAGCAATTTAACTATGAAATACTAACAATAGATATTAAGGAGAATAAAAAATGATAGAAGATGATTTTTATGCTACACTCAAATTAAAATCAGGGGAGGAATTATTTGCAAGAGTATCTGCCACTGATGAAGGAGACAGAACACTACTCCTAGTGTCACACCCTATCATAGTAGAGCAAATAAAACTAAGGGGTTCTCTAGGTGGTTATAAATTTGAACCATGGTTGAAGTCATCTCAAGATGATTTATTCATTATAAATCTAGATGATGTTCTTACCTTATCAGAATCAGATAATGTTGAAATGGTTATGTTCTATCAAGACTACATTAAAAAGGCAAATCAAAAAAGTCACACCAAATTAGATCAAACAATGGGGTACCTAACAACAGTGAAGGATGCTAAAGAAGCATTAGAGAAGTTATATAAATCAAGCTCTAATTAACCTTTAAACCCCACAAAGGTAATTGTAACTGATATTTAAGCACTTGTCAACGTTGCTTATTAATTGGTTATCTGTTATACTTAATTACAAGGCAAAGCAGTAATACTTATGGCTACACGTAGAAAAAGATCTGAACACTATGTTAATAACAAAGAGTTCCTTGCCGCCTTAGAAGTTTATATTGCCCAAGTACAGAGAGCAAAATTAAATGATGCAGATCCTCCACAGATACCAAGATACATTGGAGAGTGTTTTTTAAAGATAGCAAATCATTTATCATATAAACCAAACTTTGTGAACTATATGTTCAAGGATGACATGATATGTGATGGTATAGAGAATTGCGTTAGATATATCCATAATTTCAACCCAGAAAAATCCAAAAATCCCTTTGCATACTTCACTCAAATCATTTACTATGCATTCTTGAGAAGGATATCTCAAGAGAAAAAACAGTTAGAAATCAAAAATAAAATCCTTGAAAAGTCTAACTTTGATGAAGTATTTGATTCAAATGACCTTGACGCATCTAATTATTCAGACTATAATTCAATTAAGGATGCTGTACATTCTGAGTTGCGTAACTAAATGAAACTAACTCAAGAAATGATTGATAAGATTCAAGAGTTGATGAACCATACTAAAAAGGATGGCACAATGAATTGGGTTGATGGTGAAGAAATTAAAATTAGTCTATCAGGTACATTTGCTGCAGATAGATTTATTGTTATAGGAAATGAATCTAAAAAACCTTGGGTTCCTGCTGCACCACATCCTAGATTTGATTATGAGAGTAAAACATTTATAGAGAGTAAAGGTATTCCTGCACCAGAGAATATTGGATGAATGAAGATAGCAATCATAACTGATCAGCACTTTGGGTGTCGCAAAAATTCAAAACTTTTTCATGATTACTTTTTAAGATTTTATGAGGATGTTTTCTTTCCAACTATAGAGAAAGAAGGTATTACTACCATAGTAGATATGGGTGATACTTTTGATAGTCGTAAAGGAATTGATTTTGCTGCGCTTACTTGGGCAAAGGAAAACTATTATGATAGACTCAATAAAATGGGTATTACTGTTCATACCATAGTGGGTAATCATACAGCATATTATAAGAATACAAATGAGATAAATGCAGTAGATCTTCTATTGAGAGAGTATGATAATGTAAAAACATATTCAGAAGCACAAAGTATAAAGATAGACAATTTGAATATTCTTCTTGTTCCTTGGATAAACAGTGAGAATCAAAAAAAGACAATGGATATTTTGAGTAAGTCAAATGACCCTGTTGTTATGGGACATTTAGAACTGCATGGTTTTAAGGTAAATGATTATGTTGTAATGGAACATGGAACAAATATAGATCCATTTTCTAAATTTAAAAAGGTATACTCAGGTCATTTTCATACAAGATCCAATCAAGACAATATTTACTATCTGGGTAATCCTTATGAGATTTATTGGAATGATTATAATGATGTAAGAGGATTTAATTTTTTTGATACAGAAACTCTAGAACATACACCTGTTGATAATCCATATAAAATATTTTATAAAGTATACTATGAAGATACACCATTCCAAACATTTGATACTAGAGAGTATGAAGATAAGATAGTTAAGGTTATTGTTCGTAAAAAATCAGATATAACTCAGTTTGAAAGATTTATTGATAAGATATATTCAGCAAATGTAGCAGAGTTAAAGATTGTAGAGAACTTTGATTTTAGTGGTTACTATGATACTGATAAAAGTTCATATGAATCAGAAGATACTCTTTCAATATTGAATAGTTATATTGAAGACTCTGAAGTTAATCTTGATAAAGCTGTTATTAAAAAAATGGTTGGTGAGATATATCAGGAGGCATGTGGATTAGTATAATGTATATTTTAACAATCAAAGGAAAAGAATCTAAAGGAGCATATTCTGTGGTTGATCAGGAAAATGAGCAAGTTCTTTATATGTTTGAAGATAAAGATGATGCAACTAGATATGCATTACAACTAGAAGATCGTGATTATCCACAAATGAGAGTTATGGAGATAGAGGATGAGATAATGATTAAATCATGTGAAGTGCATGGGCATAGGTATGCAGTCATCACTCCTGATGATATAGTAGTTCCTCCAAAGGAAGGAGATGAATATGATTTTATTTAAGAAGATATCTTGGAAAAACTTCCTTAGTACAGGAAATCATATGATTGATGTTGATTTGAATGAAAATTCTACAACTTTAATTATAGGTTCTAATGGTACAGGTAAATCTACTATATTGGATGCATTGACATTTGTATTATATGGTAGACCTTTTAGAAAAATTAGTAAGAGTCAATTAGTAAATGCTACTAATGAAAAGGATTGTTTAGTTGAAATTGAATTCACAGTTAATACTACTGATTGGAAAGTAGTTAGAGGTTTTAAACCTAGTATATTCAAGATTACTAGAAATGGTGAAGAGTTAGATCAGTCATCTTCTCAACTAGATCAACAAAAATGGTTGGAAAAGAATGTTCTTAAAATGAACTTTAAATCATTTACTCAGATTGTAATATTAGGATCTAGTACATTTGTTCCATTCATGCAACTACAATCAACCAGTAGAAGAGAAGTGGTGGAGGATTTATTAGATATTAAAATATTCTCATCTATGAATAATCTTATAAAGGAAAAGATTCGTGGAGTCAAAGATGAATTAAAAACTCTTGAATTAAAGAAAGAATCTCTTAAAGATAAAGCAGAAATGCAAGAGAATTTTATTAAGGAACTGGAAGAACAAGGAAAGAATAATATTGCAGAAAGTAGAAAGAAAACAGACTCTTTAGGTGATGAAGTTTGTGTTTTGATTATGCAGAATGAAGACTTAGATGATAAGATATATGGACTAACTGAAGAGCAAAACAAACTTACTGGTGCAAGTGATAAGTTGTTAAAACTAAACACTATTAAAGGAAAGTTAACTCAAAAGGTATCAACTCTTACAAAAGAGCATAAATTCTTCTCAAAGAATACAGTTTGCCCTACCTGCACACAAGATATTCAAGAAGACTTTAGAATAAATAAGGTGAATGATGCTCAATCTAAAGCACAAGAATTGAAATCTGGTTTTGAAGAACTAGAAGAAACAATTAAAGCAGAACAACAAAGAGAGCAACAATTTACTGCAGTTTCAAAGGAGATTACTAAACTCACACATGACATTTCTAAAAACAATACTAGGATATCTGGATATCAACGACAGATCAGGGATCTGGAACAGGAAATTCAGAAACTTACCTCTCAATTTGCAAACAGAAATACTGAAAATGAAAAACTAGAAGAGTTTAGAACTAACTTACAAAAAACATATGAGAATCTAGGTGAGAAAAAGGAAAACATTTCTTACTATGATTTTACTTATGGTCTTCTAAAGGATGGTGGTGTAAAAACCATGATTATTAAGAAGTATCTACCATTGATAAATCAACAGGTAAATAAGTATCTTCAGATGATGGATTTTTATATCAACTTTAAACTTGATGAGGAGTTCAATGAGACTATTGAATCTCCCATTCATGAGGACTTTTCATATGCTTCTTTTAGCGAAGGTGAAAAGATGAGAATTGACTTAGCTTTGTTATTTACTTGGAGAGAAGTTGCTAGATTTAAGAACTCTGTAAATACAAATTTATTAATTATGGATGAGGTATTTGATAGTTCACTGGATGGTTTTGGGACAGAAGAATTTCTAAAGATAATTAAGTATACAATACAGGATGCTAATATATTTGTAATATCACATAAAACAGGGCTTGATGAAAGGTTTGAAGATGTGCTAAAATTTGAAAAGGTAAAAGGATTTTCTAGTAAGGTGAGCTAATGCCAAAACAGTATATGGATATGGATTTTGCTTCACATGAAGTTCAAACAATTTATCCACCAATAACACCATATCTTTATAAGAAATTAGAAAAAAAATATGTTGATTATCTGTGGAAGATAATTAAAAAGGGAAAGAAACAAAAGGAAGAATACAAACATAGACTTGCTGGAAATGTAAGTAACAGTTTTGGTATTGTAGATGAGAAGGGGTATTTTTTTAATGAAGTATGTATTCCAATGATTCAGAAGTTTAGAGAAGTTAATGGAGGTCAAGATCCAGTTCGTAACTTTGTAACTCTAAATGAGAATTGTCAATTATTTTTACATGAGTTCTGGGCAAACTATCAATATAAACATGAGTTTAATCCACCTCATTGGCATGGAGGATTATACTCCTTTGTGATCTGGATGAAGATTCCTTATAGTTGGGAAGAACAAACAAAACTACCACAGTTTCAAACTACAAAAATAAATGATCGTAAGGCTGGAATGTTTGAATTTGAATATTCAGATACTCGTGGTGAGACTAGAAGTTTATCATATCAACTGAGTCCAGACTTTGAAGGGTGTATGTGTTTCTTTCCAGCATGGATGAGACATGCAGTATATCCTTTCTTTGGTACAGATGAGGAAAGAGTTTCAATCTCAGGAAATGTATGGTTTACACCTGGCACATCATCAGGAAAAGGGTTTGGTAAGAAGAAGTAAGTATATACACGTAGGCATTTCTTTTTGTTAACCATATGTCAAATGTCAGCATTTCCAGACTAAATAGTATCAGTTGATGGAGATTGCCTATGCATAATCTAGTTTCAAGAAATGAACTTTCAAATTGGAAGTGGGAAGAAAGAGAAACTATGGATCAAAAATACGATCAGGTAACTGATTATTTCCAATGTATCTCAGAGTGTGGAATTACAGATAATGGAGCCAAAAGATTTTGTAGACACATCCTAACCACATAACCATCAAAGGAGAAACAAGACTCAGAATCCCACCCTAACAGGTGGGATTAGTACGTGTGCCAATAATATTAGTGGATCAAAACTGGTTTTTCAGTCAGGTTTTTTGATATAATAGATATATCAAGGCAAGAGAAACTATGGTCAACTATGAAATTAAGTCACAACTTGCAAAGTTGTTAGCTACAGAAGATATAATTGTTGAGAATAAGAATGTTGAAACTGCTCAGTTTGATGTTCATAATAGAGTCTTAACTTTACCAAGATGGTCATTTGCTTCTAATGTAGTATATGACTTATTAGTTGGTCATGAGGTAGGTCATGCATTATTCACTCCAGATGAAGAGTGGTATGAAACATATGAGATACCTCAATCAATAGTCAATGT